TTGTACAGCTGCACTTAGTTTAAGATATTTAAAGTAAATTATCACTTGAATAAAAAAACAACAGGGAAAATTTAGTTTAATTTTTGCCATAAAAAAGCCCCTTGCGGGGCTAATTGGTTGGTTAGAACAGTTCAGGTTGTATGCGCTTTGATTCTGCTGCATGTATGGCCCGAACAATTTGGTAGATGCGTTGCTCAGAAAGGTTATATTTCTTAGCAAGCTCAGTGTGGTTATTACCGCGAAAATCTTGGTAAATTTGGTTGTGCTTAAGTATGGCATCAAGCCCAACACCTTTAGGGATATAAACACTCATACCACCACACTGATGGCGAAAGTCATCGACTATTAACGTTGCCAACTTGGTGGCTTGTTCTTCATCGACTTTATTCTCTAAAAGCTGACGTTCTATCGAGTCTAGGAGTACCAATAGAGTTTCAGCTGTTTGCGCTTTGCCACTCATAACATCTGCTCCTATCTAGGCTTCATCTTCCCAGCACCAGGATTTTAACCCTTTGTTCGTCCAGTCCGATTTATCAGCAACTCCGCCAGGCGCTAAAAACAAATCAAGTGCGTGGTGTTTATCTTCAGCATTTATTTTGATAACTTCATTGAATTCATCACGTAAGAAGTCTTTTAAACCAAAATCTATAAAACTAAATGTTTTCATAACTACCTCCTATATTTTGCTATATTCTCTTGCCACTTGCGGGTTGACTCTTCTAACGTTTCAGGTCGTTCGGTTCTTACTTCGATTGACTTGTTAGCAGATACAACGGTTTGCTTAGGGTGGCTTTGAATAAACTTTTGTTGCTCAGTCTCAAGCACCTTTTTAAGGTAGGCATGATCATCACCCATACGTCGATAGCCATTGCGTTGCCAATGATCACGAATACTCGTAACGGTAATGTTTAATGACTGGGTGAATACTGCTAAATCAAACTCTTTGGTTAGCTCAATAACATCTTTGCTAATTTTTAATTGTCTAGCGCTCGATAGGTCTGACTTATCAGGCGTAAACAATTGAACATAATTAGCAAGCGCAGCACTTGCTTGACCTGGTAATGCTGTATAAATGCAAAGCAGCTCGTCAGATGCTTTATTAATAGCTACTGCAGATATATCTAATAGACCACGACAATGCGGGCATTTAGCGAGCTTTTGCATTACTAACTCCCTTTATGTCATCTGAAGACTTACCAAAGTGGCGAATAAACTCGTTGCAGTCTTCATAAGCTTGTAGCAATTCTAAATAGCGAACACGTTGCATGTGTGTAGGCATATTTAAACGGCTAGCTTGTAACTTGGTTTGAATGGCAAACATTTCGCTAGGTTCATCAAGCTCATCTGTTTTTAGCTCTTTGTAGTAGCGTAAAACAGCGGGGATCTTAACCATCATTGCTTGTTTCATTAAGCGTAAGTGGTAGCGTTTAAGGCGCTCAATTAACTGGTTGGCTATGGGTACCATCCAATCTAGTCGCTCAATCTCTTTGCCATCATTTAAGCTTTTTGATTGCTTAGCAGCCCACTTTTCAAGAGCAATATAACTACCGTTCTCGATTAACTTATGGGCTTTCATTACTGTCCAAACTTGACCTAGCTTTTTAAGTAATGGCTCTTTATCAAGTAATGCCTGGTCTACTTTACGGCGAACAGGTTTTTGCTTTTTAAAGCCGAGCTTTTCCATGCCTTTGATTACTTTATCTAACTGCTTTTTATCCATTTGCGTGGTGCTGTCACAACCAGCCCAAGCTTTTAAGTTGGCGCGATAAACATCGTCTTCCATATTCAGATCACGCTTAGCAATTTGGATTAATTGAATTAACTTTTTCATTGGTCCTCCAAAGCCGCCCGAAGGCGGCTAATCGTTAAGCAGATTGGTTAATGGGTTGATGCACTGCTAAGGTTTCCTCTTTAATAAACTCAACCTTTGATCCTGCATTATTGATTTTGGCTTTGTTAAAGCTATTCAAAGCCTTCTTGTATGATGACGATGTGACCATAGGGTAACCATTCACACGCACTCTAAATGTTTCAGTACTCATGCTGGTTGCTCCGTTTCAGTTAGGTGCTCAATAGGCACATGAACAGGTTTAATAAAGAACTGTTCTTTTTGGTTAAATGTGATGCCTGGAATATCTTTAATTTTTTCACGGTGCTTGATAAGACCAGGCTTATTAACGGATGTTTTAACGCTGAGTAGATCTGATAGCTTAAGTTGTTCTTGTAGCTTTTTAAGAGCGTCAATCACATCTTGCCCGTTCTTCACTGTTACTGATAACGGTGGTGTGCGAGTGCCAATTTCGCCTACATCAAATACACGCGACTTTTTGCCTGCAGGTACTATGTCTTGCTGGTTTGCGGTAAAGAAAATTTGTGCTGATTTACTCAGTACTTTAATTTCGTTGTTGATCTCCGTTGTTTTATCTTTTAAAGACGCTTTGGCATCTTCAATAGTTTGGTTCGTGTGAGCTGTGGCAATTTCTAGTTCGGTTTGCAATTGGCCAATCCGAAAAATTGTTTGCTCGAGTTCTTCTGAGCTGCTTACAGACAGCATATCGTCTGACTTTACGCGGCGGTTTGGTTGTTTAGCCATGGCTTTCATCCTTCATATTATGGATTTGGTTTTCAAGTTTGTGGGTCGCATCTTGCAATTGCGCTAAGGTATTAAGCGCATCTTGCTTACGGCCCGATAAAATCTCGCCATTAACCAGCTCAGTAAGTTGTGCAATGGTATAAATTGTTGGCGCGGTAGAATGGGTAAAACGTTGAGTGCTTATTTGGGCTGTTGCACTATTCATGGTTACTTCCTCAAGCTGCTTTTTCTTGAAGCCAGGCACGCGCATCTTTTATAACTTGTTGTGCGTCATCGCCTGTGAATGGCAAACCAATATCACCAATAACAGCTTGTGCTTTTGGTGTTAGGTTCTCGATAGTTATGCGGGTAGTCACTTCAAACTGAAGCAAGTACTTTGCACGTTCTTTATCTGTTTCTAACTGGCTTAGTAGTGCTTTGTTAAGCTCAGTAATTGATAAATAGGCCATCACTAAACCCTCACGTATTCTTCAGCTAACTCAGCCGTAATACGCTCTTCACCTACATCAGCGGCTTCGTTCATTAGGTTTTTCATTAGCGTGTTAACGTTGAGTGGATAACTCATATCAACCATTTCATCCGGTCGGCCTGTTGTGCGGCCAAACTTGCGAATACCACGTAGTGCTTGTTGCATCTTTTCGATAGCGGCAGGCTCTATCACTTTTTCTGGTACCAGATTGGCGGCTTTGAGTTTGTGATCGATGTACTCTTTTAACTCGGTACCAAGTGGCGGCACTTGTAGCTTATTTACACGGTATGCAAATTCGCGCACGTTCATTGAGTTAAGTACTTTGTCGAGTTCGGTTTGGCCGATGATGCAAATGCCAATTAACTTAGTGAAACCTTCGCTTAGCTCCCACAGCACTTTTAATTGCTTAATGGTTTCTTCATCTAAGCGGTGGCCTTCATCAATAAGTAAAATGTGACGGTTGCCAGCGTTGCAGCTGCGCGTTAGTTCTTCACGAATAATTGCATCACGGTCTTCGCTACTACGTGGCAACTTAGAAATGTTCAGCTCACGACAAATAGCCTCACTTATGGTGTTTGACGCTATTTGTTTTTTATCGATACGGGCAGGACGAATAACACGAATGTTTGGATGCTTTGCGCGTATCTCTTCAATGGTAAAGTTCATCATCACTGTTTTACCACTGCCGCACTCACCGACAATCGCCATTAAGGTACCAACTTTTGCACAGTTGATAATTGACTCAATTACATAACGTTGCTGTGTGCCTAAGTAAACGTGATCAATGCTGTAAATCTCGTTATCCCATGGGTCACTAAGAACCTTAAAATGTTGTCTTGCTCGTGGTGTAAGCATTTTTGCCTCCGGTGTTTCAAATACAATGTGCCCGTTAATTGAATCTTCATGACCAATGATCAGGCGTCTGGTTTTATTGCTATGCTTCCACTGGCTGCCAGTGGTTACTGCATTGCTGTGTGGATCATCCAAATAGATTTGGTAAACGTTGCTTTCGGTTACTAAGCCATTCTCAATTGCATAGCGCTCAAGGCCGCGTTTAACTGCTTCGCGGGTTTTTTCGCGTTTAGGAAATTCAGACTTAGTCACAATTTTGTTCAGCGTTGCTTCGCTGGTTTTTACATCTGCATGTAGGTCTAACCACTGCACTAACTGCTTGTAAGTGATATTACGGTTCGCCATCATGCGGCCTAGTTTTATCTTCCAGGTCTTTTGGCTGATCTTCTTTTTGTGCTCATTAGGTTCGTTCATGCGGACTATTAACCTCTTCTAATGGCATATAACCTTCTTCAGGATATTCAGTGCAGTGAACAGTCAAGCCTTGGTAGACCTCACCGTTTTCTAGTTGCACCTGTTTATCTACTGTGAGGGTGTGTTCAGTTGCTAAGAAGTCCGCTTCAGCAGTACTAGTAAATGCACCAGTTCCAATAAAGATCGGTTTTTGCACACGGATTCCTGCAAAATTACAAATCGATATGATTTGCTTGGTTGATAGGGTTAATTCTTTCATTAGGCCACCTTCCTGTATTGGTTTGGATAAGTGGCGAGTACGCGCTCAAAAAACTCGTCGCGTTCTTTTTCGTCATTGAAAATGTACTGGCCTTTTTCGTCGGCAAGTTCAGTCCAGCGCTTTGCATCAATAAGCTTTACATGCACCATGTACACTGTGCGTGTACGGCCAGATACAACGTTAAACGGTGCGCGCTCTGCTTTGCGTAGTTGATGTTTTTTACTGCATCCCATGGTGGTTCTCCTAACGGGTAAAATTAACCACGTTTAAGTGGTTTGGTTTGTCTAAGGTTGCTAGCTCGTCAAGTAAGCTAGGTAATTGGCTTGCCTCGATACTGCGATCAGCAAGGTATGTTTTTTCTTCGGGGGTAATTGGTGTGCCGCGCTTGGCCACAATGGCTTTGCGTAAAGCAACACCGCTTAATCGGTTAGTTGGTTGCTGCAGGCCTGTATCAACTTGCTCACCACGAACACGCATAAAGTCTGGTGTTTGCAGTTCGTTTAAATGGCTATGCGCATCGAGTGCGCCACCAAAAGGCACCGCTTTTTTGCCGCGTTTGGCTTTTGCTATTTGCTCATCGCTCATGCCAGGGTAAGCATCACGCTCAGCTTGTTTACGAGCAGTATCAATGGCGGTGTCTTTAGGCGCTTTCATTTGTTCGCCAATCACAGCCCCAGTAATATCAAAGCCCGCATCATCAACTTCTATTGGTGCAACAGTGTGTATTTGCTGCTCGCCTTGATACTTGCAGTACACTAAAATTTCGCCACGCTCAGAGAGTGCCATAGGCAGCACAAGTACTTTTAGGCCTTTGTAAATACCAACCAAACCATCAAGCGCATATTTTTTGCTGCGTTTAACAGTAGGGTGTACAAAGGTGATCGATAAGTCGGGTTTAACCGTGCGGGTTTCTTCTTTATGAGTAAGCAACCAACGACAAATGTCTTCGCTTGGTAGGTCACGTACTTTGCCGTGTGCCATACGTTTCATCCAAAACTCATAGCGGCCTTTACCATGGCGGCTGTGTTTTGCTGAATAGTTAGGTATTTGGTCGGCGTTGTATGCGTTTTGCCATGCAATAACACGTTCGTTCAGTTCTGCTACGCTGTTTACAGGCTCAAACATCAAACGTGATTCAAATAGCTTCTCAACTAAGTTGTTCGCGTTTTCTACTTGGCCTTTCGCGCGAGCGCGGCCCACTTCATGATCAATTACATCAACACTTAGTGCATCAAGTGCGCGAATAACAGCCCCAGCGGTGTTTGCTGAGCCTTTATCCATTACTAAAATGTCGGGTAAACCACGCATTGGGCACTTTTCATCATTGTGTAAGCCCCAGCACCACAGCAAAAAGTCATATAGGTTTGCCATGGTTTCACCCGCGCTTTCGTAATAACGAACACGCACTGCACCAGAGTAATGATCGGTAAGAACATAGCGCCATACGCGTAGGTTCTTTATCTTTTCAAGGTTCTCTGGCTTGTTTTTATAAAACTCATCATCGCTCATAAAGCGCTGAACACGGCCTTTTTTGCCACCAGGTGGGTAGTAAATTAAGCATAAGCTAGGATCTACTTGATGTACGTGGTTTGGATAAAGGCTACGTAACTGCACATGTGCTGTGCTTTGATTAAGCATTCTTGCTGTGGCGTTTTGCTCACGTAATAACTTACGCACTGTGCTTGCGCTTTTAAACTCACAGCCATTGGCCGCTAAAATGCTCATAGCATTTGGCGTTTCAACGATTTGCTTGCCATTTTTACGACTGCCTACAGCCAGCATGGCTTTTAGTTTCTCGAGGCTTTCAGGGTCTTGGCTGCTTTGGCCTTTGTCAGCTCGCGCTTTACGGCCACTGCTGTAACCGAGTTTTGCTAACTCACGGTAGAAGGCATCTTTACTTAGCCCTAGGCGCTCTTTAGCTTCAGCTAAAATATTGCCTTTTTCGCCGTGCTTTGCGTTTTCGATTCGCTGTTTAAAACCAAGTAAAATATCGTCAGCCATGATGCTTACTCCTCGTTACTCATGGCGCTGTCGTTTAGCTCTTGCAATACATCAAGGCTTGGGCGCATTTTTGGTAGGTAGCCCTCAAGAATGCTTGATGTTTCAAGCCAAGCTTGCGCAAAGTCTTCTGCTAAGGTTTTAAAGCTATGCAGTAAACCAGCAGCAAGGTGCTCAACAACTTGTGGCGATAAATCGTCGTTATCTAAAAAGTGATCACGTAAGGCGAATAATCGGCTAAGTGATTCAATAGCATTGCTTTCATACTTAGTGGCTTCAAATAGCAGGTGTTTAGTTTGGTCTTTCCAGGCATCGGCTTTGAACTTGGTGCTTTCAAGTTCTGTTTGATAGTCCATGGCTTTCATTTGGTACTCGTCGCGCATACGAATAGCCACTTGGCGCTGTGAGTCTAACTCTTTGGTTTTTAGCTTCTCGGCATCTAACTCTTTTTTGTGCTGCGCTTTTAGGTCATCGATTAAGTCTTTTACCGCCTCTTTATCACCGGTTT